GTGGCTGACGAATATTCGTTATCGGATGTGCTGGAAAGGATCCATCAGAACCAGCTGGGCTTGGAAGCAGCCCTGATGGAGCTGACGCTTCATGTTGAACAGCAAGGCTTCACCGAAGCTGGAGACAACGTCCGCGGGGCCTTGTGGGTGATTGGAGAGAACGCTGGGCACATCAACCAGGGGTTAGCCAGACTCAAGGGAAAAAACGCGGGCTAGATTGAAATTGTAGGCGGACATCGAAGCTTTCGGTGCATATCGGTCCCCCGGCGCCATAAGTGGGTGTGGCGAAAGGCTTTCGATCCCTCACAACAGCTAGCCTTGTGCAAACCATTCTGACGTTCATCAACGAATACCAGTAAGCGTCCAGTCCACCTAGAGAAGCCCATGCAACCACCTGGCGCCCCCCCCTAGAAATGCGCCAAAATGCCAGCAATAAATTATACTGATCACGGGACGGTGATCCTAAAGGGCACCGTCGGCATCGCAGGAGAGTCAAGATGGCCAAGATAAGTATTCCTCTGGATTTCAGCCGCTATCCAGCAGGAAGATATAGGACTGATAGCCCGTATTCAGCAGAAGATTTTCGTGAAAGGCTTCTGGCTCCGTCGTTGAAAAAAAACGATGTTGTTGAAGTCGAATTTGATGGATCTATGGGGTACAGCTCCTCATTTCTCGAAGAGGCGTTTGGCGGGCTCATTAGAAAAGAAAAATTCAGCAAGGAACTGCTACATAAAAAACTTAAACTGCATTACAAGGAAGACCCATATTTGATAGAAGAGATTTGGGAATACATCGATGAAGCAGGCGAGCATGTTTTATAATGGCTGATTTTCCTTATGGCGATATACCCGCATGGATTGCTCTTGGCGTCTCAGCATTTACCATTATTCAACAGAGCAAACAGAACAATAAATCACTGCTAGAAAAAGAGGAACAGAAGACAGCCTTAAGACACAAAGAAGAACTGTCGAGAAAGAACCTAACAAACCTTAAACGGCAACTTCGCGCAGAGCAAATGATAACAGACATCGACGAACTTCTGGCTCTAACTGTGGACTATTGGACACAATCAGAAGGCAATGGCTCTCCATCAGCGATAATGATCAAGGTCAAGTCCCAAGACTTATCTCATCGATGCAATGAATATAGAAGCTTTTTAGAATTCCCGGCTTCGTCTGACTTCTCAGCCATTCGACGGTTAATTACTGGAGGTGAATTCGAAGGCAAGTCACGTAAGGCAATACCTACGAATGCACCTTTAATACGAGATGCATCTAAAAAGGTAAATGACTTTAGAACAAACCTTAGAAGATACATTGATAAAATAGATAACTTCCAATAGATCATAACTTTAGAGCCAAAAATCACTTCTCAATAATTGCGAGCGCCCTGACCAATCAAACATTATAACTCTCAACTGCCACACTACAATCGAAGATGTTTTTTTGGGGGGGGGGGGAGAATGGCAGCGGAACCTAATTTTTATGAAGCCGGCCTCATAGCATTTGACCATAATAAGTCAGGTCGCGTTAAAATTCTTGCTTGCGCCATGTCGCGCAGCAAAGCCGCCCTCACAATAAATTATCGATACAATTACCTCAGCCAGCCTTTTTTCTTTGAAGGATAGAGTTCATATATCTGCTTCAATGATCGAGAAATCCTCGAATTTTGATCAGATACCTTTTGCAAAACTTGACGCTCATCTAGAGATGAAAAACCTTCTGCATTTAAAGTGTAATTCTTACGAACCGAATAAAAAAAATCATCTGGAATTTTAACCGAGTATGACTCATGCAATATAGTGGCTAAAGCTCGTAAAGAGGATATTTCTACCGAGACCGAAGCCACCCAAGCCTGATGTTTACCCTGCACACTTGCTCCACTCAGAAAAAAAACCGATGCCCTCTGGTTCAAAACCATCGTCACATTGATAACCTTGTTTAGAAGGTCATATATTTCCGCTCGATTTGCACTTGATTTCGAGTCCTTAAAAACAACTAACCACCCAACAAATGTCACCAAAACCGTTATTACAGGTGAGGCAACAGTGGCAAAATCAACAAAATCTTTACTTAACGAAACCATTTAAACTCCAGATATGTAATCCTTGATTTCCAGAATATAGTCTCGATGCGAAGTTATAATATTTATCTTCGCAAGAACGATCTCCTTCGGAATACCGCACACTCTAACAAGCCCCCCAAAAGCCTCTTCTAAAAATGAGGATCCGTACTCATATCCATCTTCAACTGTATCTAGGTGAATATTAACCTTCTTTACTTTATCATCTTTGAAATGTGCAGCTAGGATTTCATCCCTGAATCTCGCTCCATTGTAATCCCCATCACTATTATATCGCCCATAAGGCGTTCTCGAAAAAGCACCAACTAACACATCTACTTCATCTAAGTTCATTATGCACCACCGCGCTCAAAGCACCATTCAATGAGTGTACCACCAAAACTATTGTTTGCGAGCGTATCAGATGAAATTATCTCCTGATTACTGTACTTCACAATACCTTTACCACTACAAATCAACAAATGCTTTGCCTTTTGATTTATATCCACAGGCTTTTTTATATTAGTAAACCCATTTCCACGCCCTTGATCATTCGCATAACGAGTTTTCCCGCGAATCATAGCGTATTCGATAATTCTATTATCTTGATGAAGCGCGCTCCCGCCTTCTTGGACATATTTCCGCCCAATAGTCTCAGATATACCTACACCCATATCATACAAAACCACACTTAATGTGTTCTTTAAGTTATTGAAGGCAACGTATTGCCACCAGCGTCCATGTATATCGCTTGATGTTCCTGGTGCGTATGCATGATGCCTAATATTTAAGTACCCCTCACTTAACGCAGAAACCAATCGATCAGGTACCGACCCTAGCCTAGACTTAAGTTGCTTAATAACTGATGCTATTTCATTATCCGTACAGTTCGAGGTTTTAAACGGATTACCAACATCTTCCCAAAGCCTTTCAATCTTCTTAATTCCACCCGGTCTAATAGCATCAAAAAACCCAGAACTAACAAATAATTTTTTTGCAACTTTTTCTAAAGGCAGAATAATTTTTATTGATTGATGACTAACATTATCATAGCTAGAGTCCGCCATTAACTGGCAGCGTGTTATTTTCGCAAATGTCACCACCGCTGCAGCCGCACTAATAGATAAACAGCTTGAAAAATCTATACAAAACTCTTTACGCTCATAATGGAAGCCATCAATTTCTGTTAAAAAGTCCATTGTTTCATTAGCATATTCAGTACGATAGAGGCATATGTGATCTGGTGACTTAACCACTTTCAACTTTTTAGCCTCCTTACTCCAAAAAACCGTTTGCGTAGAATACTGACATCATTCTCGCTGATCTACGCGCGCTCGTCATCGGGAAATTTCGGCGAACAGCAAATGATTTCATTAGCGCCTTACGCGTAACCAACTGGATTGAGGCCTTTCGGACTGACGGAAGTAAATCTCGCTAAAGGAATCGTTCTGCACCCGCCTCAATCAGTAAAAGTCACCCTGCAGGATATTGTAGCTCCCCTATAGTCAGATCATGCGCGTCCGTACTTCGCCTTCCATAGCTGGTAGAGCTTTACCGTATGGGGGCATCTCGATGCATTTCCCAATCAAGATCGATCGCTGCGCGGGCAGAACGCCTCCTTTTCCTATAGATATTCCTTATCAAAAAGCTGAGCTCTGCAGTTGTGGGGCCTCGGATGATAAGGGATGGCATCATGGTGATCAGAATAATCTAGCCAGAGCTGTTGGCTCCCAATTCATTATCACCAGCTCGCCACTGACTTTTGCCTTGCCCTGCCGCTGGTTGGTCGTGGTATAGCAAATGTCCAAGGTCTCGAAGTGGAAGCCTTCAAACACGCGGCGGATATCCGCATGGTCGTTGATGCTGACCATCACCTTGCCTTTGCAACGGCGCATGAAATCGGCCATCCGTTCGTAGTTTTCGAACGGGAAATCCACGCCATAGCCGGCAGTCTGCCAGTAAGGCGGATCCATGTAGTGGAACGTGTGGGCACGGTCGTAGCGTTCAGCGCATTCAAGCCAGGGAAGATTTTCGACGTAGGTGCCGGACAGGCGCTGCCACGCAGCCGACAGGTTCTCCTCGATCCGCAGCAAGTTGATGGCCGGGCCGGTCGTTGCAGTGCCAAACGTCTGCCCTGTAACCTTGCCAGCAAAAGCATGGTGCTGCAGGTAAAAGAATCGGGCAGCACGCTGGATGTCGGTGAGGGTTTCCGGACGGGTCATCTTCTGCCATTCGAACACCTGGCGGGAACTGAGCGCCCATTTGAACTGGCGCACGAATTCTTCTAGGTGGTTCTGCACGACGCGGTAAAGCGTCACCAGGTCGCCGTTGATGTCGTTGAGGACTTCAACCGGCGCGGCCTGGGGACGCATGAAGTAGAGCGCAGCGCCGCCGGCGAAGACTTCAACATAGCATTCGTGAGGCGGGAAGAGCGGGATAAGGCGGTCGGCCAGGCGGCGTTTGCCGCCCATCCAAGGAATGATGGGTGTGGACATATAAAAGCAAGACCTTTGCTGTATGGATAAACAGTGCTAGGCTCGCTCCGCTTTGTGCACGAAGCAGGAGCCTTGGCTGGACTTGCAGGGACGATCTGCGGGGAAGGTGGCCGGGTAGGATGTTGACGCATCCTGCCCTGCCGCTCCTTTTACTTCGGTGTAGAGACTTCTTTTACGTAGGCCTGACAGGCCCGCAGAGCGATCAATCCTTGATCCCCGCCATTGGTGATTCCGATAATTCGTTGAGCATGCGCTGGGTCAAGTTGGGCTCGACGGGTTGCATGAACCACGCCGACGGCGCCGGGGGTTGCGGGCATGTTGCAGCCACTGGCTGAATCCGTGGCGTCGAGAAGGACTGACAGCCGCACATCAGCAGTAGCAAGGCGGTCACGCAGTAGAGCCTGGTTGCGTTGGGCATCGGATAATTCCTTGGTGTGTTTTTGGTCGGCTGTAGCCAGCTGCTGCTCGGTGCGCAGGCGCCTTTCCTGCTCAGCGCGAGCCCCAGCCGCCGCGGCATTGCTGATCGCGGTCAGGTCCGCCTCGAACTGGGCGCCCTGCTCTGCCTGCATCTTCCCGAGGCGCCAATCCTGCACCTGCCAGGTAGCGCCGAAGCTCACGGCCATAGCCACCAGGATCAACAGCACCAGGCCGGCCAGCTTCTGCACGGGCGTCATGCCAGCACCCGCAATGCCATCTGATACAGCGCCAGGCGATCAGCCGCACCATTCGGGATCTTGCCCTTGCTGCCCGTGTTGATGAGGCTCCCGATGTTCTGGATGTCGCCGGCGTCGGCCAACGTGTTCAGCCCGTTTACGGACCAATACCAGGCCGCCGACAGCGCTGCGTATTGCGGCTGCTCCAGCAGCTCGGGGTGATTGATCAGGTCGACGCCCAGGGCTTCACCGCACGCACGATGGTTGTCCTTGCCAGTAATCTGGATCAGGCCGCGCCCTCGGTAGATATAGCCCTCGCCTGACGCCTCAGGGCCATTGCCCATACGGTCGCCATAGACGGCATTCCCCATACGTGCCGAACTGCCCGCCAGCTCGGTGGCACGCGGCACCAGGGATCGCCAGCGGGAACCCGGGCGCGCGGCATTACCCAAGGCTATGATTCGGTCCGCTCTGTAGTTCAGGCTCTCGACCAGGCGCGTCAAATGGCCGGATTCATGCCCGACTTGGGCGATGAAAGCCGCGATTCGCTTGGGCGTGACGATGCCGTACTTGCTCATCGCAGTATTCAAGACACCGACAAAAAGCCCGGCCTGACGGCCAGCGTTCGGGAGGATCAACAGCAACTGCTGCAGGGTGATAGACATGTTTTCTCCAGGCAAAAAAAAGCCGCCAAACGGCGGCGGTTTCTAGTTAAACGGGGGTTTCAGCGAGTCACGTCAAAGCTGTAGAACCTTGACCTCCTTGGTTTTTTTCGCCTTCTTGCCCTTGGCCTTGGCCTTACCCTTTTTGCCGCCATTGCACTCGACGGTGGTCGACCAGCCTGCCTGGGTGAATACCTGCTCAACCGAGTCGACCAAGTACTCGCCATCAATGCCGACCTTGAAGCCCGTGGCGTTTACCGACCGCTCGGCAAACAGGTCGGTACGTCCAGGCATTTCAAGACGAACGCCTGCAGAAGATCGATTGAAGGCGGTCAGGCGGGCCTTGGCGGCTTGGGCCGCAGCGGTCTTGTTGGGGTAGAGATGACGGTCTGTATGCACCGCCGGCAGCCCGTCGGGCGCATCCGTGTTGTCCAGGCTGATCAGCTTCAGCTCACCGCTTTTTTTGTCCTGATGCTTGGTGGCCACTGCCTTGTGCGTGTTGCGATCGCCTAAGCGGAACTGCCACCGACTGACATCGGCAGGCGTGATGGTGACAGCGCCCAAGGCCTTGCCACTCGCACTGGTGCCGCCGTCGCGGGTCATGACAATCAACTTCCCATCGGCCACCTTGGCCGTGCAGTCGTGCTGCTTGGCAATGCGGGTGATGAAGTTGAAATCAGACTCGCCAAGCTGGTCAGCCCGAGGCACGTTCGTGGAGACGTTGCACACCGGCGTCCAGCCGTTGCGGGCAGCCACGTCGGCCACGATCTTGGACAGCGGCACATCTTCCCAGCTACCGCTGCGCACCGTCTTTCCGGTACCGCGCATGTCGCCGGCCTTGCCGCGCACGACGATGGTGTTAGGCGGGCCGGATATCTCCACCTCATCCACCATGTAGCGGCCCAGCCGCACCATGGACGTTTCGGCATAGCCCAGGTAGATCTCAATGCCGGCGCCGCGCTTGGGCAGCACCACTGCGCTGTCGCGGTCATCGATGCGCAACTCGAAGTCGTCAGACTCCATGCCTGGCTTGTCAGTGGTTTTCAGCAATAACAGGCGGTCATTGATCAGCGCAGTAATGTCTTTACCGTCTGCAACGACGCGAAAGCGAGGGGTCATGGTTCACCCAGTTACCCCGCCAACGCGGGGAAATGTTGGCGGCCGTTACGCGTAACGGAAGGAGAGGACAGCCAGGCCTGGCTAATCCCAAAGCATCACAAGTTCTTCAGTGGGTGCCGGCATGTCCGGCAGGACAATCAGCACACCAGCTCGGTACGGCTGAACCTCATCGGCCAGCCCCTGATTGGCATCGAGAACGGCCTCCACCGTGCCGCTCAGATGGCCGTAGTAGTTGTGACAGATGGTGTCCAACAGATCCCCGTCAGACGTTCTGCATGTCGTCGCCATAGCGTACAAACTCCAGGGTAAAGCCTTGCTTACGCGGGATACCGCCGCCCAGCAGCGCGCTTTGTTCTTCCTCGACACTGGTCATGCACCAGGTGCCCAACACGTCGCCGTAGCCGGTGGTCAGCGTCATGGGCTGCAACTTGCCACCCAGGGTTCGCAGGGTGTCCAGTTGCTTGATGCCGCCCCTGAAACCCGGGAAGATGGCGCCTTTCAACGTCAGCTTTTCGTCACCCATACCGATAGCCTGCTGGGCTGGTCGACGCGTCAGGCGCTCCTGAGAGGCCCAGCGGAAAGCTGTCGAGCGCCGCAATTCATCGAAGGCCGCCGTGTCCAGATTGAAGAAGTACGGCTGCTGTTTCGGATCACGCGGCTGCATGATCATCAGGTGCGGAAAGGGTTTCACCGCCTCCGGCGCCGGTGTGGCATCAGCAGCAAAGGCCCCGGTCGGGAGAATGCCAGACAGCGAGGGGCTGACCTTGCCGGCGATGTTGTTGATCGCCGTCGCCGCCCGCCCCGCCTGTTCCTTCAGCGCACCCAAGCGCTCATCAATCTGAGAAGCCGCCCGGGTGGCTGCGCTGTACACCGAGACCACCTGGCCAACCTTCGCCTGGGCCGCTGTCACCCCACGCATAACGCGCTGCAGCTTTTCGCCAACGGCCTGCCCCACAAACGGAATGCCTTCCAACTCCGAGACCGCGCCGCTAAGTTCACTGATCGCCCCGTCTACCGGCGCGATCATCCCATCCAGGCTACGGCGACCAGTCTCACCCGCCGCCGCCAGGGACTTAACGCTTGATTGCAGCTGCTCCATGTAGCCCATAAATCCCCCAGGTCAAAGATGCGCGTCGTCGTAGAGCTTGCGGCTTTCCAGCTGTTGAGTGATTTCGCGCTGTTGCTGTGCGATGTATGGCTGAAGCTCGCGAGCGAGCTGCGCCGGATCCTTCACGTCGCCCTGCACGGTCACCTGAATCGGCGCGCTGATATCAACCTTTTGCTCGATCTTCGGCGCCGGCGGTTTTGGCGGTACCGCCATCAGTGAAATCCCAGCGGGTGTGCTCGATGCCGGCGGCGAAGCCAGCGAACGAACGACGTCACCACCCACCGGCCCCGGCGTCTTGACGGCGCCAGGCATCAGCAGAGAGCCATCACCTTTAGGCGCGAAAGAAGTCGCGATATCGCCGAGCACCGGCGGAATGTCTTTGCCGGCGTTGACCATCATCAACGGACCGGCATCGGGCATTTTCTTCAGCCCATCGTCGCCGCCGAAGAACGACTTGCCCAAATATCCGCCCAGAGCGTCGCCACCCAGGCTGCCCAGGTAGGCCCCCAGCAACCCACCGACCACCGTGCCGATTATCGGCACGGCCGAGCCAATCGCCGCACCGGCCGCAGCGCCGGCCAGTGTGCCTGCCAAGCCCCCTGCCGCTTCGCCATAGCCTTCGGCTTTTTCATCGCGGGTCGTGGCGTTGTCGTAGGTATCTTTGACCTTGTAGCCAGCCTCAATGACAGCCAGAGCCGCAGGCAGCTTGGCGCCTTTGGGTAAGCCCAAACCGCGACCACCCGCCTTGCCACCCCTCCTACCTTTGCCGCTGCCGTCTACACCACCATCCAGACCGCCCAAGCCCCCTGCAGGAAGATTAGTGACGATTACCTTCTGCGGGATGTTCGGATTGCCCATCAGCGAACCACGGCCGACGTTCAGCAGGCCCTTGCCGATCTTGAGCGCACTCAGCGCGGCACCCAAAGTGACTGCGCCTGCAGCAACTGCAGCAATCACCGCCGTTACGGGCTGGTATTTGTTGGCCAGGTCAGCCAGCGCATAGCCAACCTTCCCCAGGCTATCCGCGACCTTATCGGTCAAAGGCCGCAAACCATCACCCAGGCTGATCATGGAAGCTTCCATGCCCGCCGTGGCCTCTGCCCATCTGCGGTTGGACGTTTCGCGGGCCTTGGCGGCGTCCGTCTCGATCTTGGTCTTGCCGTCGGTTTTCTCGATCGTGACCATGTCGGCCTTGATCTTGTCGCCGTATTTGATCTGCGCGAGCAAACCCGCACTGGCGCTCTGATCGCTGACGATGTTGGCCAGACCCGCGGCTTCAGTCAGGGCCACCATGGCCTGCTGTTCCTCGGCGCTGCCGTCCGCCGCCGCCTTGATTTTGGCCTTGAGGGCCTCGATCTTCTTGGCCTTCGCCGGATCCTGACGTTTGATCATTTCCTGACTGAGCATGATGAAGGCGTCAACCGGGTTGGCAGCCTTGCCGCTTTTCGTCGCGGCCAGGATCGAGCCGGCCAGGTCATAACCTTCCTTGGCAAAGCGCTCCTGGCTGGTACTGCTGATCACCGCGTTCAACAGATTGTTCATGTTGGTTGCAGCGACCGCAGAATCCTGAGTTTGCGAGTATTGCGACTGCAAACTGGCCCCCAGAAAGCGCACCGCCTCCGGGCCTTCCATGCCCAGGCGCTTGATGTTGCCGAGCATGGACGG